AACATTACTGCTCTGCAGGGTCTTGGTACATCTGTTAACCCCAACTCAATTGGTTCTCCAATGGTATACCTCGGTAACGCGTCAACTTCCAATGTTACTCTTGGTACTTCCGTCACCCTGCCGTCTTCTAATATCTGTGCTGGATGGGTTGAGGAGGGTGCACCATCTGCAACTGCAGGCCTGGAGACTGGCCCACTGTCCCAGTTCAAGCTGATTCTGAACGGTCAGGATCGCTTCAAGGAGCAGTACGGTAAGTACTTCAACCAGTACCAGCCTTCCCAGTACCACAAGGGTAACCCATACCCAGGTATCTACTGCTATTCCTTCGCCCTGCAGCCAGAGGAGCACCAGCCAACCGGCACTTGCAACTTCTCTCGCATTGACAACGCTCAGGTGCAGGTAACCCTGAAGTCATCCGCTCTGGTCAACACCCAGAAGCTGTTCGCCGTCAACTACAACGTGCTGCGCATTCAATCTGGCATGGGTAAACGAATTCAGCGTCGCTGCTGACTGTTCACTGCTCATAAAAGTAGCCTGGCCGAGATTAGCCATCTCGGGATAAACCCAGCTGCTAGTCGGCCAAACGACAGAACAAATTGTTCTGGGCGAGACCGGCGAGATATCTTGTTGTTCGGGAAACCCCTTAGAGCCTTACATACCAAGGTTGTATTCGAAAGATGCAACTGGCCGAGAGCAGAACTCGGAGCGATTCATTCGCGGGTGGTATCAATAGATACCGCGACGGTAACAATTGTAAGGATTGGGCAATCCGCATGCTTACTGCCTAAAGGTCAATTTAAACAAGTACTCGTACTTGGAACTTGGACCCATGGTAGGGCGTCAGAGACTGAACGGATATCGGCTGGTGGATCACAAGGTCCACTGGCTTAAGATACAGTCCGTCCCTTGGGGAAACTCAGGGGTTGGCCAACGGGTCTGGCCTTTTCTAACTAGGGGGTTCTTGCAACCTCTCTTAAAAAATACATTCTATTCAATTACAAGGTTGAATGGATCAAAAAAAGTGTACAAACTGCAGCAGGGGATTTCAGGATCTGAATCAGTTTGTAGGACGCAGGGGAGAACCCTGCAAAACATGTAAAAAATGCAGGGAAAAGGGAAAAATACACGATAACAAACCAGAAAGGAGAAACACGCAGCACTTGCAGCCGAAAAGGGTTCGGTGTATAGCAAGACTTCAAGAGAACGAAAAAAGAATGGTGCAAATGAAAAAACACATGACATGGAACAGACATGTATATGGGTAAAAAATGACAAATCTCGTGAGAGAACATCTTCATGGAAAAAGAAAAACCTAAATGAACGACTGGGTCACGCGCAGAGGAGTGCAGAAAAAAGATGTCACGATTGGTATCTTTCTGACGAGTTTGCAAAGGATCTATTTATACAGCCATGTCATTACTGCGGATTTCTAAATCTCGAAATTCGGTGTAATGGGATAGACAGAATGGATAATACGAAATGTTATATACCTTCGAACTGTGTTCCGTGCTGTAAGTGGTGTAACTTTGCAAAACATACTCTAAAGTACCAAGACTTTATTGAGTTGTGTCATAAGATAACACTGCATAGAGGAGTAGGTCATTTAGAAAATAATGGAAATAAAGTGCAGCAAGTGCAGACGTCTGTGGACACCTGATTCTGATCACAAAACATGTGATCAATGTAGGGAAAGAGGTAGAAACTACAAGGAGGATTGCAGCAGGGATCCTAAGAAAAGGGCAAATGAGCTTAGAAGAGATGCAACAAAAGGTAAACGAAACTATGCATGGGACCTGCCTATGGACTATGCAGAGTCGCTTGTAGTACAGCCGTGTCATTACTGTGGATATCTGGAATTAGACATTCATTGTAATGGTATAGACAGGGTAGACAACGATATAGGGTATCTGGTATCAAACTGTGTACCGTGTTGTACAATTTGCAACATGGCAAAACATAAACAGTCATATGACACATTCATAAACATGTGTCATAGAGTGTCGAATAAACATTCTCAGACAGTTTTGCCGCTCTTTTTGGCTATAGTGATTCTGGTTAGTTCTCCCACTCAATAGGGCATGGATACACGACATCAATCTCGGTAGGTGGCATCACAGGATTCCTTGGTCGGTTCACACTAAACTCTTCTATTGAAATAAACCATTCGAATCTATTGTACTGCTTTGCAGTCTCATGAGCATAGTCCCATGCACCTTCAGTCGTGTCAAACACACCAAGTGTCTCAGATTCGTCAGTCTCTGAACTGACCAGCTTCACTACATACATGGTCGTTGGCTGAGCAGTTCTATATGTAAAAGGCCACATCACTAACAATTAAAAGAACAATCCCTTTAATTGTTAATGGATCTCATAGGAATTCATATCTCACGAGCACCACACTGGCCTATCCGTCTCGTGAACACCTACAAGGTGCCAAACTCTACAATTCTCGTGAACACATGCAACAGGGTTCAGTACTTGTGCGAGAGAAAAGACAAACCACATGTTCTCGAGTGCTTCAGGGATTCTGGTCTTACCGAACACCTCGATATGTATTATGACAGGGAATGTGTCAGGAAGTTATTTGATATTTCATTCGGGCTAGATTCCATGAATTACGGAAACACGATAGTTCGCAAACAATTGCTCGAGGCGAAACATACGGGTGGAACCCCAAACTTAAAAAAGATCGTCTCAGATGTGGTTGGAATCTCAGAGGATCTTATACCTATTGGAGGGTACAGGCAATTCACAACTGCTATACGGTTCTTAAACAATCTTGGTCTGCGAAAGGTTCACATAGTCACAGGTGGAGAGGTCATAGGTCAGACTTCCAGACCCGTATGGGATCCTGAATCGTTCAAGTGTGATGCTGTAATATTCAGTGGAAGATTCGACAAGCGAATTGCCGAGGCTACATTCGACCCGCAGTGCCAGTTTTGTATAAATTTTAACATGAGTGCACAGACCCCAGATAAATTTACAGACTTGACGCGTTTGTTCGATTCACATGTTTCAAAGGGTGGTCCTGTAATAACAAATACACGACCAATCGCAGACTTGTACTGGGAAAAGATCGAAGAGGGCCAAGCAAAGAAACTCATGGTGAACAAAATGAAGTCAATGGGAATATCTTCTGGGGAAATCGAGGCACTATTTGACAGATCTGTTTGATAGAACCTTTACTATACAATATGCGCCGAATGCCACTGTAGGTAGTACAGTTGCGTTGTATATGACCTGGAGTATGCTTGGACGTGGAAATGGAATCAAGACATTCACCTTGGTTCCATTCTTTGTAGTTTCATATTCAGCCTCTGCTACAATCTTGTTACTGTGCTTGTCTCGAAGGATTACAGCGTACTGAGTCATTCTTTTAATAAAAATGTTGATAATTTCTAGATGGACAAAACAATTGTATTAATTATCATAATCGCAATTGCGTGTATGTTTTCCTCATCGATTGGAGGTGCTGTTTGGTACTTCTGGGATGACCTAGTCGGTACACCATAAGATGACAAAATAACAGGAACCAGCGGGACAAACAGGTAACTCCCCTACAGAAGGGCCGTTGGTCGCTAGAACCTGTAGACACACTCCCATTCGAATGACTCTGCACCAAAGCATCCTCTGATAACCTCTGCAGCCTTGTCAGGTTTGAAATCCTTTGAGCAGCAAAAAAGGTCAATGTACACCTTTGAATCTTCTGGGTATGTGTGAGCAGATAGATGGCTCTCAGAGAGTACAATAACTCCGGTTGTACCAATAGGTTCAAATTGATGAAATGCTCTGTTTACTTCAGTGAGTTTGAGTTGGTCTACTATTAATTCTAATATGGACGCAAGTTCATCTGACCTTTCAATAATCGTACCTCTGAGTACACCAAAGATATGACTCATTGTATTACTTTATGTATATTTTTCTAGAACCTGACATGACATACTTGCCACCCCTTGGGCCTGTCATGACTTTTCGGCCACTCTTGTTAAGGCCGGTTCTCGCCACAAACTTGTAGACACGCTTTCCATCAATCACAATGTACTCACCGCCACGTACGCCAGTCACGATATTTCTACCCTGAATGTTCTTGGAAGTCTCTTTGGCAAACTGCAGAAGAAGCTCTCTTCTGGTAGGCATTTATATATTGTTAATATTATAAATGGACCTTCTTATAAAGTTCATTCATATACTATTGATACTATACGTTATGTTTGGTAGTTTTGTCCTCAACGGACCAGAGTCGAAAATGCTGTACTTTTGGGTAACAACAGGTCTCATAGTTCACTGGTTCACTGGGTCAAGGGTATGCTGCCTGACCATGGCTGAAAATATACTCACTGGAAAACAGAATACAGATTCTTTCCTGTACAGAACAATAGACCCTGTATACAACCTCAAGGATACTATACCTGATGGTGATTTCAGAGAGTTTGTCAAGTGGGCAACCATTATTCTGTGGGCCCAAAACTTACTCAGAGAAGGACCCATACTACCAAGCTTAAAAGATATAGGCCTGTTCAATAAAAGATGAACTGGAAAGAGCTCGATGACGACGAGAGCGCAACGTGGCCCATCAGAGACGTCCTCGTATTGTTAAAGGACATTCCAATCGGAGAAGGTTCAGAACTCGACAACGATCTCGTGGATCTCAAAGACCTCATCGAACTTCACACTGCCAAATTTAAAGAGAAGATTGAACGGACAATTTCAATTCAGAGAAAGATGAACTCTATACTGGCAGAATCAGAGGATATATTGACAATTATGAAACGGCTAAAAAACGTGGTTGGTCATGATAAGATACTCGAGGGTGTTGAAGACTACACAAAGTCACTCGACATAGAAAACCTAACAGAGGAGTATAGAAAATGTACCATGGAAGTGAATGAGTACAGAAAGGTGTTCAAGAGTTTGAGAGAAGTTGAAAAATATACATGTGCAGTATGTCTTGAAGCTATGTGTGATACATTTCTTGATCCATGTGGCCACACAGTCTGCTCTGACTGTTCATCACGAATCAATAGAAAATGCCCTTATTGCAGGGGGTCAGTTCACAAGAGTGTTCGAATGATCTTCTCGTGACTTCCAGTATTTTTTGGGGTCCTCCAAGTAAACCTTGTACTCGTTCTCGCCATCCTGCTCTGTCCCAACCCTTGTGGACCCATCAGGCAATTCAGTGACCAGATTCACTTTGATACCTGAGAGTGTCTGACCGAGATCATATTGATTCCCGTCAGGATCCTCGATCCACAAGTGCCAGCACCCTGCAGGGCCCCAACAGGCAAATCCGTGAACCAAAGAACAGTCTATGCCCTGTCTGCACATCTCTTCCCAAATCTTAATCGTCTTCTTCACAACTGACCACCCTCTGCGTTCTCTGGCTCGAACTTTCATTCGCATCAGAGATCGCTTGTACGCAGCAGAAGGATCCTGCAAGCCTTCGGTTTCCATTAGAAAAATGAGGACTACTAATATCAGAATGGAGGAAATCCTTAGACAAAATCCAAACAAGTTTACCACTTTCCCAATCAAGTATCATGACCTATGGGCACTCTACAAGAAAGCAGTAGCCTCCTTCTGGACAGTTGAAGAGATTGACTTCAATCAGGACCTCATTGATTGGGACACGAAGCTCACAGAGGGTGATCGTCACTTCATCAAGATGATTTTGGCCTTTTTCGCCGCATCAGATGGGATTGTATTTGAGAATTTAAGCATGAATTTTGTAGATGAGGTTCAGATTGCAGAGGCTCGATCGTTCTATGCTTATCAGGGTTTCAACGAGAGTATTCATGGAGAGACTTATTCACAGCTCATCGAGAAGTACATCAGAGACCCAGAAGAGAAATCAAAACTTTTTGGGGCTCTCGAGCACTTCGATTGCGTCCGGAGGAAAGCCTCCTGGGCCCTCAAATTCATGGATCGCAGCCGCTCTTTTGGGAGCCGCCTTGTTGCCTTCAGTTGTGTCGAAGGAATCTTCTTCTCCGGGAGCTTCTGTGCCATCTTCTGGCTCAAAAACAGGGGGGTTATGCCCGGACTTGGATTTTCAAACGAACTCATATCCAGAGACGAAGGATTACATCTTGAATTTGCAGTGGCTCTTTTCAGACACCTGACAAATAGGCCTTCCAGATCAGAGATTCTCGACATTGTTACTGATGCAGTATCTATCGAAAAGGAATTTATCCAAGAAGCCATCCCAGTCAAGCTGATTGGGATGGATTCCGAGAAGATGGGTGCCTACATTGAATATGTTGCAGACAGACTCCTGAAGCAGTTGGGTCTGGAACCTCATTGGAAGACACAGAACCCATTTGATTGGATGGAGAATATCTCTCTGGAGGGCAAGACGAACTTTTTTGAGAAGCGGGTCGGCGAGTACTCGAAGCAGATTGAGTCTGCGTCTGGTGGTGTTATAAATTTTGATGAAGAGTTCTAATGAAACACTATATAATTCACAATGACGTACTTGTGGATAGGAAGAAGATACTACAAGATCAGTTGGACAAACATAGTATTACAGATGTCGAATGGGTCACAACGTTTCCTGCAAGTCACCCAATTATTTCACAGATTAAAGAAGAGACTGGTACTGTTTTGCCTTTAGGGCATATATCTTGCAGTATGAAACATTACGACGCGTTGAATCGAATGATAAACGAAAATATACAAGAGGCTATCATATTCGAAGATGATGTTGTCATAAGTGTTTTTTATGACGAAGACAAAATTCCAAAGTATCCATATGTAAAGCTGGGGCAGGGTCCACCTGATTGTAGGGTACCTCTCGGACATCCACTATGTGAAGTACCAAATGCAGGCGGTTCAGAGGCTTACTATGTTACAATTGATTTTGCAAGGGAATATCTGTTAAATGTATCACTTGCTCTAAATGTTGATCTGGAACAATACTTTTTCATGAGACGAATAGGTATGAAACCAGTATGTCTTTCCATGTGTAACCAAGAATTCAAAACGTCGTTCGAAACAACACATATTGATTATAAACCCATAGCCATTGATTATTATCATGGAAGAATTCCTGTGTTCGATATAACTAAAGTACTAAATAGTCTTTAATTTAATGGGCTTCACAACTGACTGGTTCTCTCACAATATACCAGTATGGGACTCAGTAATCCCAAAGACACCGGGACAAAACATCATAGAGATTGGTTCTTTTGAAGGAAAATCGTGTATATGGTTCTGTGAGAATCTTCCAAACTCTACGGTGACCTGTGTAGACACATTCGAAGGATCTGACGAACAATATGATGGTCTTCGCGAAGGACTTTACGAAAGATTCCAGGAGAATACTCTCGAATTCAGGGATCAACTAACTGTAATCAAAGGATACTCCGATAAGGTGCTACGGTCAATTGAGCCAATCGAAACATATGATGTAGCATATATCGATGGG